GAAGAAATAAAAGATGAAGAAACTAAATCTGAATAAAAAGTATCAAGCTCTATTTAATTCAGATAGTAGATACTATGTAATTACTGGGGGTAGGGGAAGTGGAAAGTCTTTTGCTACAAACACATTTCTAGTATTACTTACTTACGAAAAAGGACATAGAATATTATTTACTCGTTATACAATGACCTCAGCAGGTATGTCAATTATACCAGAGTTTATAGAGAAGCTAGAGTTAATGGGTATACTTGACCAGTTCACTGTAACCAAAACAGAAATCATTAACAATTTAACAGGCAGTTCAATATACTTTAGTGGTATTAGAACATCAAGTGGAGACCAAACGGCAAAGCTTAAATCTATTCAAGGTGTTAGTTCATTTGTTTTAGATGAGGCAGAAGAGCTTACAGACGAAGAGAGTTTTGATAAGATTGATTTTAGTATTAGAGCAAAGAATGTTAAGAACAGATGTATATTAATTCTAAACCCTACTACAAAAGAGAACTGGATATATCAAAGGTTCTTTCAAAACAGAGGAGTTCCTGACGGATTTAATGGCACAAAAGAAAACATTACTTACATTCATACAACTTACTTAGATAATTTAGAACATTTATCAGAATCGTTTGTAAAGCAAATTAATGATATGAAAGTAAGAAGACCAGAGAAGTATAAGCATCAGATTATGGGAGGCTGGTTACAAAGAGCAGAAGGAGTTATATTTACTCATTGGAATATAGGTAAATTCAATACGGAAATAGATTCAATATTCGGTTTAGACTTTGGATTCTCTGTTGACCCTTCAGCGTTAATTGAAGGTGCGATTGACAAAACTAGGAAAATTATTTGGTTTAAAGAACATCTTTATAAAAAAGGTTTAACTACCTCACAAATTTATGATGCTTGTATTAGAAAGGTGGGCAGAAATTTAATAGTTGCTGACAATAGTGAACCGAGATTAATTACTGAATTAAAAACAAAAGAACAAGGACTAAACATAGTACCTACTATAAAAAAGAAGGGAAGTATCTTATCGGGAATTGCATTGATGCAAGATTATCAAATTGTAATTGATAGCAATTCAATAAATCTAATCCGTGAATTTAATAATTATTCTTGGAAGCTTACGGGTTCTATACCTCAAGATGATTGGAATCATGGAATTGATGCTTGTAGGTACCTTTGTCAATACCTACTTACTAGGTCTGTACCTCATGGCAATTACTTTATTAGATAAATTGTTACATTTGTAACAAAAATTATTTGTTTTGTTAAATTTCTACATTTATTTGTCAGTTGGAGAATTAATTACTATATTGAACACAGTTCATTGAAATATTGTTTAACCCATAAAATTGAAAACATGGAAAAATTAAAACTAGAGAAAGTTAACTCTAAAAAACAACTAGAAGCTCAAGGTTATTTTAAAATAGATTTAAACAAAGGAGTTTGGGATTTTTGCTGGGGTAAGTATGTTATAACTAGTACCAAACAAAACAAAAGTTCAGTACTGTGTTTTGGTGGTGATGTTTTATCACAAACCCCTGTTGAGTCAATAAAAGAAGCTTTGTATTTATACAACACTTATCATTACAGTTGTCCAGAACACTACTTATAAGAAGTAGGGGAGGGTAAAACCTCCCTTTTTTAAAAAAAGATTTGGTCAGTTGGAAATAATTAACTAAGTTTGTGTATAACTAATAAAGAAAACAATGAAAACAAAGAAAGAAATCATTAACAAACACTTTAAACTAAAAAACGATTGGATACAAAAAAGTAATCAAAATCGTATATTAGAACTATTAAGTAAACAATTTAAAAATAATAAATCATGACGGTAAAAGAACTAATAAACGAGTTAAATAAAGTGCCTAAAAACCTACCTATTAGGGCAGATAACCTATATTCTGGAGACAATGAATGGGTTGTTGATGTAGATTATTCGATTAAAGGAGAATCAGGATATGAAACATCTGGGGAAGTAAGATTAATAACATCAATTTAAAAATAATAAATCATGAGTTGGATAGAAAACGAAACCTTTGACCATTACAGAAAAAGAGTAAATCAAATAGAGAAATCAATTAACCTATTAAGAAGTCATGGCTACACTGTTGTAGATTTAGAGGGCAAAATAATAGAAGAAAAAATAGAACAATAATGGAAGACATCATTGAAGAGCTAGAAGCTGAAATAAAAAGTTTACAATACGACATTGAATGGCAAAACCATTATATGAAATACTTAGAAGACAAGAATTGTGAATTGGATAATGAAGCTACAACCTACGCCAATTATATGATGAACTCAACAAAAACCTATAAAGTATGAAAAGAATAATTGATAAAATAAAAGATTATTTACAAGTGCCTAATAAGAAAAAACCTGTACTTACAAAAAGACGTAGCAACAAAAAATACAAACCCACACAAGAACTTACGTTGAAAGCTTTAATAAATAAAAACACAAGCAAGCGATTGCAAAGTGATGTAGACGTTCTTGCTGATTTAATAGTCAAACACTCGGGAGGAAATGGTGCGTTTACATATAGGTTAGCTAATCAGAGTTTTAAACTTTGTAATCATAATTCTTTAAGTAAATCACTTGAAAGATTATGGAAAAGAGAAATGTTAAAAACAGATTATATAAACAAAAAAAAGAAATCAAATGAGAAAGTGTAACAAATGTTCGGCAATAATAGAACAGAAAGGAAAACAATTATTCTGTTATAGTTGCAAAGGGTATAAGATGCCTTACGAAACTTATAAATTTTATTCACTAGCAAACCAATTTGAAAACAAATAACATGATTGAACACGAACACACAGATACAGATATTGTAGATACTTTGTATTGGGATTTCCCAAAAGTATTTGACAAAATTATAGAACACTTAGATAATCAAAACAAATAATATGAAAGTAAACAGAGTATACAAAACAGTACGCCCAATGAAAAAGTTTGGCAATTTAATAAAGGATTTATTTATGCCTAAGCAATCTAATCATTTCTGGATAAGAGTAAAAGAAATCGCAGAAACTAAAGAGGAAAAAGAAGAGCAGATATTTAAAATAATAGAACTACTAAATAATAGAATAGATATAAAACTATGAGTAATTTAAAAGCACACTTACAACAGGATTTACTTGAAGCACATGAGTGTTTTTACAATGTAAATAGAAATATAAACAACTATGTTGTAGATAATCAATACAACAATGAATTTAAAAGAAACCTAGAGAAGCTAGACAATTTCTTTACTTATTGGAACTATCACGCTAAAAACTTAAATAAATAAATATGACACACTTAGAAGATTTAAACCGAATTGAGATCAGACACCTTAGAGATACAGTAAATATCTTTGAAAGCGAGATTAGAAAACTAAGAAAGCTACTTAAAACAATTAAGGAAGAGAACGAAACTCTTAGAGCAGAAAATGAATTGCATAGGCAACAATTAGAATCAGAATATAGAAAGAGTAAGGTTTGAGAGTTCTAACGTTTGAAATAAAAGAAGTTGGACAAGAGCCATACCAAAAGCAATTCAATACGGATAGGTCAATTCAATGGACAGTTCAACAGTATTCAAGACATAGAGCAATTCAATACATGAATTTAATACAGGAATAAATTTAATACCTATGAATTCAATATAAATTCAATATACAAATGAATTCAATATAAATTCAATATACATAAATTTAATACGTTTTGTTTGTTTGTTTGCCCTCCTGCATTTGTAGGGGGGTTTTTTGTTGGATAACCTGCAAAGCTATAAAAAAAACAATTAAAATATATTTGCATATGTCAGTTGGAGTTTGTAATATTGTGTAAACATTAAAACAAACAATATGAAAACAAAAGAAACAAACATTGAGAAAAAATACTTTAATTCACTTAAAAAGTATTACAATTTAGCAAACGAAATCGATAATTTCACAGATTATTATTGGGATATGATGCTTTTTGATAGGGAGGGTTACGAAGAAATATTTTATGATGATTCCTATAATAAAGAGGAGGAATTAAAAGAAATGCAAAAGACAATAAAAGCGTTTGAGCATTTATTAAAATCATTACAATTAATTAAAAAAAATGGCTCAAGATTTAGCTAAAACAATAACTATGAAAATAATACATAAATTTTTTATTGATGCGTTAGTAATAATATCCTTTATTACATTCGCCTTTGTTATGGTGGCATCTCTTATAATTTTAACTAAACTATTTATATAATGAAAACAAATTATGATAAATTATATAGCGTTCTTATTGAATGGTATAACGAAAATCAAATTGATGAAATTTGGCAACTATTAAAAGAATATGATAATAATATTAATAACTATGAAAACAAGAATTAAAAACCTATTCGCAAAAATCATTTTAAGCGACTTATTTATAAAAGTGTTTGTTTATTCCTGCGCTTTTATTTTAACCTTATTATTAACCCTAGAAATATAAAACAATGAAAACAAAGACAATAGATGTCAACGCCAAAGAATGGTTTGACAAAATTAACGGTAATTCCTATTTTTGTGGCACAATTACCCTAAATTACGGAATGAATAACGAAGAAACTTTTTTAATGCCGTTTCAGTATGGTTACGGCTCTTCTTATGAATGTGAAGCCAAAGCAATACTAACACAATTTAATAAAATAAGTGGTAATTGGTTTCAAGGTTTATATACTTATTGTAAAGATAATAATATCATTTATAGGCATAGCATAAAAAGAAATTCACTAAAAAGGGAATTAAAACAAATAGAAACAGATTATAATAATAACTTAAATAAATAAACAAATGAAAACAATACAAGTAAACCAAATGACATCACCAAGAACAGGCAACCCCGTTGCAAATCAATTTAAAATATATACTAAAAAGGGTGTATATTTTCAGAGTTACGATACATTAATTGCGTTTAAACCAAATGAAGGCAAGTTAAAACTAGACAAAAATTATTGGGATTATAGCCGAACGACTTTAAAATATCTTCACAAGTTTACAAGATACCAAAGCAAAAAGGATACTTTAAAAGCTATACAAGACAAACAAATAATATTAACTAATTTAAACTAATATTATGCACCGACTTGAAGCAAACATTTTGCACCATGCAAATAAAAGAAGAGAACAAAGAAATTTAAATAAATATATTTGCTCATATTGTCATGAGTTCGTAAACAAAGTATATTATAATAAAGAAAAAGATAATGACTTTTGCATTAATTGTAATTAAATTATATTAATCTTTTACCGTCTTTTATTAATATTATACCCCTTTAATTAGGGGTTTTTTTATATCACACATTTTGTTAGATTCCTAACAATTAGTTAGTTATGATTAATTAAATAGTCAATAACTATAATTCTTTTCTTAATCAGCTATAAACATAGCCATATTAAGCAATTTAAACACCTTTTTAGCTAGTTTCACACCCTTTCTGGTATGTACCCCTCATTTTAATTTAATAAGCCTTTAAAACGTCTCTAATTTAATATTTAGTTTTATGTAGGTTGTAGAAAAGGGGTACTCTCCCTGTTTGCAAACGTGCTGAGTATATTACCCCACTCTCTCTACAAACTATACTTTCCATCTGACACTTGTATATCCTTTGTGAATTCAATACCTTTATGAATCTAATGGGTAGAAAGAAACTTGTTCGATATGACAGAAACTATTTAAAAGCAATATCTTATTGCATAGACAACAACATTAAGATATATGCTGTGCCAAAGACACAACGTGAATATTATGTTGAGGTAAATGACAATGGTAAAATAATACGTTCACCTGAGGCATATAAACTAAATGAATGGAGTGATAAAATAGTTGAACTATATACATTCTACTATTACAAACATAACCCAACCGACAAATAGTCAGATTATATATATTATATATATATACATAGTGTATTATATTACATAATGTATTATATTGCATAGTGTAATATATTACACAGTGTATTACATAGTGTAATACATAGTATGTAACATATACATATATAATACATATATAACTGACATATATTCAGTTGGAATATAGTAAAGTACAAAATCAAATAAAATTATTAATTATAATATGGCACTAAAACAAATTGAACTAGAAGTACCAACAACTCTATCTGACATTAAACTTTGGCAATACCAAAAATATATGAAAGTCATAGAGCAGAACAAAACAGAAGATGCCGAAGATGAAGACAAGATAAACGATTTCTTAAACATGAAACTCGTAGAAATATTCTGTAATGTTTCGCTAAGAGACGTCAGTAGAATACCTTTATCAGAATATCAAAAAGTATTAGAAATATTAAATAAGGCATTTGAAGAGAAACCTAAATTAATACAAAGATTTGATTTGTTAGATGTAGATATGGGATTCATACCAAAGCTTGACGACATAACTCTTGGTGAATATGTAGACATAGAAACTAATATTACTGATTGGCAAAAAATGCACAAAGCTATGGCTGTATTATACAGACCAGTTAATTTTAAGGCAGAAAATAAATACACAGTTGCATCTTACAAGGTAAATGAAGAGATACAAGAATTAATGAAAGAGATGCCTTTAGATGTAGTAATTAGTTCAATGGTTTTTTTTTACAGTTTAGGGAAGGAGTTGCTGGGAGCTATACCGAAATATTTGGAGCAAAATCTGAAGAAAGAGGATATGCAACAGCTAGAGACTCATTTGCACAAAAATGGGGTTGGTATCAATCAATTTATGCACTCGCTAAAGGAGATGTCAGAAACTTCGATTCAGTTACCGAGCTTCCACTCTATCAGTGTTTAAATTATTTAGCATTTGAAAAAGAAAAAGTAGACATAGAACAACAAGAATTAAAAAAAGCATATAAACAATGACAAGTTTTTACGACATATTAGATAAACTTAAAACATACCTTCAAGGCAACACTAATGTTAATTCAGTTACATTTGGAGACATATTTGAAGTTGACCTAAATAAACAAACTATATTTCCATTATCACACATTATTGTAAACGGATGTACATTTCAAGACCATGTAGTTCAATTTAACCTACAGGTTATTTGTATGGATATAGTAAATGAAACCAAAGAAGATAAGAAAGATTTAAATAACTACTTTCACGATATTAATAATAAACAAGATGTGCTTAACACTCAGTTTGCTGTAGTTAATGGTTTACAATCGGCACTTAGAAGAGGAGAATTGTTTTCTGATTTATATCAAATAGATACAGATTATACTGCTAATATGTTTGAAGATAGGTTTGAGAATTTACTTGCTGGTTGGAGTTTAGATATATCAATCACAGTGGCAAACAATCAAATATCAGATATTAATGCTAATGGTCAATCTCCTTGCTAATGAGTTTTAAGTTAAAAAATACAGAATCATATCTAATAAGTTTTGTCAATAATCTAAAAAGATTATCAATACAAGAACTAAAAGACCCTAGAAAAAGAAGTTATAGTTCAGGTAGAGTAATAAACGAACCTTTAAACGCAAGTAGGAGTTTATCACAAAGTTTAATTGTAGAAACTAAAAGTCAAAAAAATAAATTTAACGCAATAATAAAAGGAAATTCTTATGGCGAAAAGGTTGATGAAGGAACTAAATCAGGAACAAGCATTTCAGCAAATGACATAGTTAATTGGATTAATAGAAAACCTGTAACATTAGAAGGTTTAAATCAACAAAAATTATCAAATGTTACCAGTAAAACAAAAAATAGAATAGCAAATCAGATAGCACAAAAAATAAAAAGAGAAGGAATAAAACCAACTAACTTTCTAACTAACTTAGTTAATGAACAGTTTAATAAACTTAAAGGTATAGAAAACATAATAACTGAAGATATAAATTTAGATTTAGATAGTTTTATGCAATCTATAGGATATATCAAACAAGGGGAAACATTTAAATTAAAACAATAATGTCAACAGTAATAAACACAAGAAGTCCATTCTACTTCAAAGTATCTAATGCAGACTTGAGCTCTGTTAAATTAGAACTGTATATTTGGACTGGAACATATGCACAAAGAAACGCATCTTATAAAAGATACACTTTAACCAAAGAACAATTATTAGATGAACTAGATAGAGGAACAACTACTTCTACTACTGCTAATAAATTAGTTGATAGTACACAAAACTTTAACACTACAGCTCAAGTAGGTGGTTTTATAAAGAACACAACAGATTCAACAACAGCAAGTGTTACTGCTATTGATAGCGACACAACTTTATCTATAAGCTCAGACATTATGGCTTCAGGTGAAAATTACATATTATTTGCTAAACCTTATGTTGTATTTGAATTAAGCGAGCTTGCAAGAGACTATATGGAAACAGAATATAATAATTATGCAACAGATACTATATGGATTGATGCAGATATTACTATTTTGAATTCAGCAGGAAATATTGTACAAGTTAATTCTAAAGACATAAATACATCTACTTTCTTAGGCATAGATGGATACGGTTACTTTGAAGATGGAGCAAACCCAAGAACAACCACAACGCCAATGATTTTACAATCTAATACATCTGAAGTATATTATTTTAATGGGCAAGATGTTAAGATACCAATATTTGCAGAATCTTTGCCGCTTGTAACATTAACAAGTTCACAAGGTTCAAATATAAATTGGGAAGCAGCAGATGATTTTTGGGAGGCTAATGATAGTACATGGGGTTCAGGTTCAACACCAATACAAATTGCAGACAATGGTAATACAAATCAAAAAATACAATATGTAATAATTGAAGATACACAATTACTTGCTGATGGTGATACAGTAACATTTGATACATCTGTATCTGGATACACCGATAAAGTTGTAACATTAAGAAAAGTAGAAGAATGTAAATTCAGTCCACTAAATATTATATTTTATAATAAATTTGGTGCTCTACAAAATATATGGTATTTCAAGAAATCATTTACAGATATTAACATAAAAAGTGAAAAGTTTAAGAATAATATATTAGATTTAGAAAACTCAGGTTCTACGCCATCTTACGCATTATCAAAACATCAAGAGAAGAAGTTTATGGCAAACGGTAAAGAATCACTAACAGTAAATAGTGGTTATTACCCAGAAGCATATAACGAAGTAATAAGACAAAAAATGTTAGCAGAACAAGTTTGGGTAGATGATATTACAAAAGTATTGCCAATTAATCTTAAATCTAATAGTCTTCAATTCAAAAAGTCAGTTAATGATAAACTTATAAGCTACACTTTGTCTTTTGATTACGCTTACGATAAAATAAACAACATTCTATAATGCAAAAAATAGTATTATACATAAAAAATAATGACGGAGTATTTAAAAGAGTAGATATGTTTAATGATGAAACTATTTCATTAACATCTAAAATACAAGATGTAAGAGATATACAAAAAGTATTTACTGATTTTAGTCAAACATTTACATTACCTGCCTCTAAAACCAACAATAAACTATTTCAACACTGGTATAATTATAACATTGATAATGGTTTTGATGCAAGAAGCAGAAAAGATGCTATAATGGAATTAGACTTTTCTCCGTTTAGAAGAGGCAAGATTTCTCTTAATAATGTTAAGATGAAGGACAATAAACCTTTTTCCTATGAAGTTATTTTTTATGGCAATACCATAAACTTAAAAGATTTGCTTGGAGATGATGAATTAAGTACTCTTGGTCAACTAGATGATTATACACATGATTATACAAGTTCCAATGTTAAGAATGGATTACAAACAGGATTATCTTCTGGTAAAATAATATATCCTTTAATATCACACACAAAAAGATTTTATTATGATTCGGCTCAATCTAGCCCTAATTATAGTGGTAATTTATATTACAATACATCACAGAACGGTATTGGTTTAGATTTTGATGATTTAAAACCTGCTATTAAATGCTTAACTATAATAGAAGCTATAGAAGACAAATATACTACGGCTAACGGATATTCTTCTAATGTTGTGTTCACTAGAGATTTCTTTAGCTCAACTGAATTTAGTAATCTATTCCTTTGGTTAAGTAGAAATAAAGGAGCAATAGGAGGAGACGAAAACCAAGAAGAGACATTAAGTCGTATATGTGGTTCTTGGGGGTATTCTTCTGGTGACTTAGGTTTTAATATAACTGGAGATACTTGGACTGTATCAACTTCAGGACATACAAGACGTTATGATGCACAGTTAACAATAACTACAACAGGCTCAGACCAAACTAAACCTTATAGTGTAAAAGCTATAGATTATGTTACTGGAAATACACTAGGACAATTAGCTTTAGGTGCAGGAGCTTCAAGAGATTTTACTGTTCAATTAATATCAACATTTGAATTAGTCAATTATCAAATCAAATGGATTGTTGAATCTAACGAAACCTTGTCTTTTACTCCTACATTAAACATGACAGAGTATATACTTAATCCAATAACACAAACTCCTACAGGCACAAACACTGCTGTATTTAACATAGGAGGAACTGGAGCAAGTATATCTACAACAGGTGAAATCATAATAACAGACAATGTGCCTAAAATTAAAACTATTGATTTTCTTACAGGGTTATTTAAGATGTTTAATTTAACAGCATACTACATTGATGATGTGGCTGATGCAGACTTTGGTAAAATATATGTAGATACTTTAGACAACTTTTATTTAGATGCAGCAAATAACCCATCTGAAGGTAGTTATGATATAACAAAACATATAGACACAAAAGAATTGACTATAGACAGAGCTTTTGAATTTAATCAAATTAATTTTGAGTATGAAGAACCCTCTACTTTATTATCTATAAATCATCAAGAACAATTTAATGAGATATTTGGCAACGAAGAAGTAAGACCTACGTTTGTTGATAGAGGGACTAAATATGAAGTTAAAGTACCTTTTGAGCACATGAAGTTTGAAAGAATAATCGACACTAATCAAACAGGAACAAGCCCTTATTCGGCAATTACATCTCCTTCACCATACATAACAGACATTCTTTGTGGTTATTCAGCAGATGGAGACTTTAAATCTAAAACAGACGTAACTCCAAACACTGGTAATTATTCACCAGTATTAACTAAACCTTTAGTTTTTTATGCTATACAAAAAACTGGATTATCTTCTGGAACAGGAATTAAATGGATTTCAGATGGCACTCCTGTAGAAATAACACAATATTATAGACCTTCTAATACAAATGAAGACGGAACAACGTCAACTGCGGCTTCTTTCACAATTAATTTTGATAATGAAATAGATGAATGGAATTTAACCAATTATAATGGAGGAACTAACTCTTTGTTTAAAAAGTTTTATGCTAATTATATAAACGGAATCTTTGAAGAAAAGAAAAGAATATATAAGTTAAAGGGATACTTGCCAACAGATATATTAGTTAATTATAGACTAAATGATGAGCTTGTGATACAAGATAGAACATTTACGATTAATTCTATAAGCACAAACTTTAAAACTGAAGTAAGTCAATTAGAATTACTAAACAAATTATAACTATGATAAAAAATATACTTGACTTATTAAACGCTTCTAATTGGTATGGAGCAGGAAAAAATGTGGAAATTGCAAAAGGAAAATGTTTGGCTGTAAAAGACTTTAAACAAATGAAAGAACAACTTAAAAGATTGAGATATGCCAAGTAAAAAAATACTTATAGATGTTCAGGTTTCTTCAGGAGCTTCTCCTCAACAAATTAATGACGTAAAAAAAGCTCTTGATGGTGTTGCTAATTCACAAGCAAAAGTAACTAAAGCAACTCAAAAAGGTAGAGCACAATCAGGATTAAATAATGCTATACTTTTAGAAACAGGTCGTTTAGCATCAGACGCATCTTATGGTTTTACAGCTATAGCAAATAACTTGTCTCAAGTAGTAACTTTATTTGCAAGTTTTGCAGAAACAAACAAAGGTGTTGTAAACTCTCTTAAGCAACTTGCTAAATCACTATGGGGTATTGGTGGAGTTTTAATTGGTGTTCAGCTTTTAATTTCATTTGGACCAAAGTTATGGGAAATGTTGACTGGTGTGACACAAAGAATGAAAGACCTAGCTGACATTACAAAGCAAGCTAGTAAACAATCGGGTGAACAAATAGGAAAATTACAAACTTTAGTTGAAATATTAGACTCAGCAACAGAATCTACTGTTGAAAGAAGACAGGCTGTTGATGAATTAAATAGAAGTCATAAAAACTTAAATTTAAAGTTAGACGATGAGGGAAGATTAACAAAAGAATCTAAAAAGGCAATAGAAGAATATATTCCTGTTTTAAGGGAAAAAGCTATGGCAAATGCTTTAATGACAAAAATACAGGCTAAATATGTAGAAATGTTAGATGCTGAAATGTCTAGTACACAAGACAATGTGGCGTGGTATGAGGCATTATTTATTGCAATAAAAAATGGGGGAGTAGCGACAGCTGGGGCAACCTTAGAAATAATGGAAAAAGCTAAAGAGAATAGAAAGAAGTTGATAGATGAAATACAGGTTGATATTGATTATTTAACCAATCAATTCAAGTCATTATCTACAACTGGTTTTGCTGCTGATGCTTTGGAAACCGTAAATCAATTAAAATCAGCTAGAGACATCATAACAGACCCAGAACAATTAGCTGAAGGAAAAACAGCTTTACAATTATGGGCTGAAGAAACTTTAGGAATTATAGCTGACACTAACTTAAAAGAGCTAGAAATTACAAACAGAGCAAATCAAGAAAGAAATAAGAGAGATGAAAAGGCATTTAAACAAAGAATGAAAATAGCTAGATTAGAAGCAGAAGGAAAACTAGACCTTTTAGATATGTATGGTCAAGGTTTGAATCTCGCTTCTGAACTTGCTGGTAGAAATACTGGGGTAGGAAAAGCTTTAGCTATAGCATCAACAACAATGTCAACTTATTCTGCGGCACAAAGAGCTTATGAATCTCAATTTTTACCCGTGCCAACACCAAGTTCTCCGTTAAGAGCAGAAGTAGCAAGAGGTGTTGCTATACTTTCTGGTTTAGCACAAGTAAAATCAATATTAGCTGTAAAAACTCCTGCTATGAAAGAAGTATCTGGTGTTTCAGGTGCAGCAGCAGGAACAGGAACAGTTCAAGCTCCTGACTTTAATGTAGTAGGTGCTGGAGGAGTAAGTCAATTAGCAACTACATTAGCAGGTGTAACAGGTCAACCTTTAAAAGCATTTGTTGTTAGTAAAGAAATAACATCAGCTCAAGAATTAGAAAGAAATATTACAAACACGGCATCAGTCGGTTAATTATTAAAATAAATTCAATATGAAAATAGTAGAATTACTTATAGACGAAGAACAATTATTATCAGGCATAGAGGCTATATCTATAGTTGATGAGCCTGCAATAGAAGAAAACTTCATTGCTTTATCTAAACAACACGAAATAAAACTTGCTGAAGTTAATAAAGAAAAGAAAATATTAATGGGTGCGGCTTTAGTTCCTAACAAAAATATATATAGAAAAAATGGTGAAGATGAGTATTATATATTCTTTAGTGAAGATACAGTAAGACAAGCTTCACAATTATTCTTAATGAGAGGTAATCAAAATAAATCTACATTAGAACATCAGGCTGAATTGCATGGTTTATCTGTAGTTGAATCTTGGATTATAGAAGATGACGTACATGATAAGTCAAGAAAGTACGGTATGGATTTGCCTATTGGTACTTGGATGGTATCTATGAAGGTTAATAATGATAAGGTTTGGAACGACTATATAAAGACAGGATTGGTTAAAGGTTTTTCTATAGAAGGTTATTTTACTGATAAAATTGCCATGAGTAGAATAGAAGAAATACATAATGAAGAAGAAGCTACAGAAATATTATTAGAGATTGCTAATTCAATACTAGATAATAAGTATGAATTTAAAACTTATAGTGATTATGGAAGTGGCGTTAGAAATAATGCCAAAAGAGGTATTGAACTAAACAAAAAAGTAAATAATAAATGTGCCACAAGCGTAGGAAAAATAAGAGCACAACAGTTGTCAAGAGGTGAAAAATTGAGTGTGTCAACAATTAAGAGAATGTATTCTTATTTATCAAGAGCAGAAACTTATTATGATGCTGGAGACAGTAAAGCTTGTGGAACTATATCTTATTTATTATGGGGAGGCAAAGCAGGATTAAATTGGTCAAGAGGCAAACTAAGAGAACTTGGTGAATTAAAAATGGCATCTATGGTTGTAGATAAAGACCATGCAATTATAAATGATAGATTAGGATATTCAACTAGAGAAATGGCTGAAAAAATGGCTGAAGATTTAGATTGTAAAGGAATACACGAACACGAGCTTGAAGGTAAGACTTGGTATATGCCTTGTGAACAACATAAACTAGCAGAAGTAGGAAAAGATGGAGCAATAAGAAAAAGCCCTAAAGCACCTAAATCTGATACGCCTAACAAAAACCCTAAAGGTAAAGGAACTGCAAAAGGAGATGCTTCTGGAAAAAGAGGTGCTAAGGTGTCAGAAAAAGATAGAGCTTCTTTAAAGAAAAAAGCAGATGATTTTAATGAAAGATATAAAGAAAAATTAGGTTATGGTATAACTGTTGGTATGCTAGCCTCAGTATTTCAAAGAGGTCTTGGAGCATACAATACAAGTCATTCACCAAACGTAAAATCACCTTCACAGTGGGCACACGCTAGAGTAAATGCCTTTATGTACCTAGTAAGAAACGGAAGACCAGAAAATGCTAAGTACACAACTGATTACGATTTGCTACCAACTAAACATCCTAAAAGCAGTAAGAAATGAAAAAAACAAATGAAACTGTAGGAAACGCAGTACCTAAAGGTAAAAAAAGAGGTTGCCTATGTAAAGACGGAACATACTCAAGAAAGTGTTGTGACGGTACTCTAAGAAGTCAAGGCGTAGGTAAGGTATAAAAATCTAACAACCTTTTTACATACAGTTATTTAAGTAAGATAAATTAATTTATAAATCGAAATTTATGGAAAACACTAAAGCTACATCAATTTTGAACGACATCATGGAAAAACTATCATTAGTTAAAAAAGATGAAGTAAAAGAAGTTGAGGTAAATCAAGAAGTAAATCTTTCGGAAGAAGTTAAAGAAGAAGAAAAACTATCTCAAGAACTTACTGAACTTGCTTGTCAAGAAGAAGAAGTAAAAGAGGAGTTGTCTTCTGAAGAAGTTGTTTCTGAAGAGTTACAAGAGGAAGTTCCAGTAATGGAGGAAGCCTCTGAAGAAATTGAGATGGACGAAACAAAATACGTTGGAAGAGACGAATTTGATTCTAAAATCTCTGAATTAAAGAAAATGATTGAGGAAATGAAATTGGGTTACAATGAAGAAAAACTATCTATGG